TCAATAAGAAATTTGTTTTATACAGGTTCATAAGAGATTCCTGAGAGAGAGTTATACGAAAAAATTTTCGTAACCATCAATTACTAATACATTGTCCTCTTTACAGTGTTTACATTTAAATTCTAAATTATGATACACTTGCGGCATCGTTTCAAAAAATACTTTAATCTTGTCGAACTGATCACCACTCAGGTTATCAACCCAATCCATTCTTTCATCAGGTGGATTGCCCTGAAAATCAATAACTTCATCACCATAGTATAAAGTTTCGATAGTGTTAGCGACGATGTGATAGATATCAACATCAACCTCTGCGCTGATCAAATCACTAACCTCATCAACAGTAGGATATTTCATCTCAATAACAATATCGGATGCAAGCTCTACTCTATTCGTATGATCATCTGCTTTTACAATTTCAACATCATCAATATTCAAAAATACTTCATTCTCAGTATCACAAAAAGCACAAGTTGCTCGCAGTTCAATTTCATTACCAATAGATTGCGATCTTAATCCGAGAAATGTTTTTTGCACATCATACAATGGCAACTTTTCACCATTTATTTTACCGAATGAACAGTTCGTAATAATTTGCTGAGCGGCATGTAGCATATCTTTACTATCACTCGACTCAGTCGCCATAACCAAAATTTTTTGTTCTTTTACCAAAAATGGTCTGAACTTATAATCTTTTCCCAGTGAATCAACTTTCATTTTAAAAGTTGGGGTATCAAGTTGTGGGAGTCCCATAATTAAAATCCTTATCTGTTAAGTAGGAAATCCAGTGGATTGTCTTTCAAAATATTAATAAAACGTCTAATGTTCTGCAATGGACCAGTTGTTTCTTCTAGAGTCTTAGACTCCCAATAACGATATGTGAATGTTACAGTCACACGAACAGGAGCGTCACTAGCTTGTGACATTGGTGTTAGGTTTAGCAACCTTGGCCATGCTTCTTGTAGTTCCCATTTACCTGTTCTGTTATCACCACGGTCTAGAGTATAAATCTCAACATTACCGATAATGTCGTCATAGAAAGCAACCTCTTTCGATGTTACATCTACACAGTTGCCCATCCATTGCTCGAAGAAACCACGAACATTCCAATCACTGTTAACATAGAAAGTGAATGTTGCGTTATCACCGAAGAACTCAATACCATGTGCACGATATTCAGTCCAATTACCAATTTTAGTGGGTGCGAAGGTTGCGATAAGTCCAGGAATCGCAGCTTCTTCGCACAATAGAGATACTTCTCTTTCCTTACCTTCTGAAACATAAGGTGCTGTGATTACAACCTCAAAGCGACTAGATCTTGCTAGATCTTTGTTTCTAACATTAGAAAGGAAGTTGTTTAGGTTGAAGTTTGGCATTAAATCATATCCCTTGAATCAGCGAAGACTTTATTTTTAGATGCACCTTTAAAGTTTTCAATCGGTAGAAAGATCGCAGCTTTCCAGTCTTCAGGATTAACCTTGTAGAATCTTGTTACAATATGGTTGTAGAGATATCTTTTCACACAAGGTTTGACTTCGTTGCCAACCGTTTTAAGTAATTCCCAGTTGTATCTCATCTTAGTATCAGCGTTCAATGTTTTACTGCTCGCTGTATCAAGAAGCTCGCCCAAAACTTTTGCGCGCAACATATATGGTAGATAATGTAGGTTTAATCCATAAAATCCACCAGCTGCTGGCTCATATGGTAAGACGAGCGGAAATGTATCATAATATGGCAGCGTTTGAGCATATTTCGGGTCATACCGATACATATACATGCTGCCCACTTCAATCTTACTAGAAGTTTCGAAAATGTCAGATTGCATGGCTGCGGCAGGCGAATTAATACCTCGCGCCATACTTTGAACTTGATTCATATACCAGTTGAAACTTTTTCGTTGGTCGTTAGAATTAGCTCTGATTTGTTCGAATGGGTTAGCCATACCCTATTTATACGAGATTCCTAATTCTTTCTCGGTCAGGATCTTAAATTCCCAACCCTGATCAAGACAAAACTCTGTAGCACTTTGCCATTTAGCAATATTCGTGCCATATTGCTTAACTTCCTCAATGAACCTTTTTGTTTTTCTTTTGGGTATTTTTGGCTCTTTTGTAAAACGCTCTGGTTTTATTTCGATGAGATACTTTTTGTTATTGAGTTTCATATAAAAGTCAGGGAAGTATCTGTGAATTTTGCCGTCCAGTGGCGATCTGTAGGGGATGGCGAGCTCTTCAGATCCCCATTCTTGGATATTATCGTTAATATCACACCAATTCATAAACTTGAGTTCGTATGAGCTACGATAAATGATGTTCGTCGAATCGCCCCGATACTTTTTCGGATTACGTGGAATAAATCTACCTTGGTGTAAGTTTTTACGATATGGCATTATAAATAGTCAAAATAATAATCTATTTATAGAGTTACTCATGAGCACACCAGATAACATCACACCAGATCCGAGTTCAGTTGAAAGAACTCAACCGACAAATAATAATCAAAAACTGGTTAATGCTCGTCAGCGAGAAAAAGATCGTAGTAATGATACTGTAACCAAAGCACAAGGTTCTCCTAGAATATTCAAATATCCTAATAATTTGGGAACTGATGAACAGCCACACAGTATCAATTTTTACATTAGCCAATATGTTCCTGGAGCCGATCGTGAAACGGTTAGACAAACTAATGCACGTGCATCCAAATTAGGTGTTCCGACAGCGAGAACTGGTAATGAGGTTACAGCTGAAAACGCAAAGGGACTCACTAAGGCTATCCATTCAACAAGTGTTATCACGGGTGCTATAGTAGGCGCGACTGCTGGCGGTGCTATAGGTGGTAATGGTATTACAGGGTTTGTAGCTAAACTTGCAGGAGCATTTGGTGGCGCTGAAATTGCTGATAAAATTACTCAAGATGCCACAGGTATTCAATCAAGTCCTGCTGTCAGAATGAGAGACGTTATTTCTCTACACATTCCGCAATCACCACAAGCCAAATATGGTGCTACTTTTGAGAATGAAGCGATTGGCACATTGCTAGGGACACTTGCTACAGGCGGTGGGGATATCAAAGCACTCATGGCTGGTGCAGCTGGAGGAACAGGTGGAGAACTTTTGGCAAGAGCATTGATGGATGCAGGGTCGCTTCCTAAAGTTGCAGGTCTTGGATTTAATCCTGGTGGGTTGGCTAGAGCAGCAAGTAAAAAAGTTCGCAACCCATTTCAAGAGCAAATTTTTAAAACTATGAATTTTAGAACTTTTGCTTTTCAGTATAAATTTGCTCCTCGTAATTTGAGTGAATTCGAGAGTGTTCAATCGATTATCAATCTATTCAAATATCATATGCATCCAGAAAAAAGTCCCGATGGTGCTTTCTTCACATTCCCTTCTATTTTTGATATTGAATACAGATACAAGAATAATCAAAATGCGTTTGTCAATCAAATCGCTACATCAGTTTTGACAGACTTGTCTGTAGATTATGGCTCAGAGGGCGTGTTTACTACATTTAGAAATACTGAAGGTATCCCAACAGAAATCACCATGGCTATGCAGTTTAGAGAAATCGTTCTGTTGTCAAAAGATTCTACAACTGAACAAATCACTGACGGTTCTGGTAGAGGAGGTTACTAATGTTTGAGAGAATGCCAAATTTTGGTTATGTTGTTGATGGCAAAATTGTTACTGTTAAAGATATTTTTCGCAGAGTAGCACCTATCCCGAATGCATTGAATACTACGAATATCTATAATATTGAGCATTATACAATTAATGATGGAGAATGGGCTGAGGATGTAGCATATAAATTGTATGGAGATCCGAAACTCTACTGGACAATATTGCTGGTAAATAATATTTTGGATCCATATAATGATTGGTTCTTACCATCAGAAGTTCTCGAGGAATCAACAAAAGAAAAGTATGGTGCTGATCAATTAAACACACACCATCATTGGGTATTACCAGAACGCCCAGAAATTTGTGTTGAATATAATGCTGAAAAACTGGCGGCAGGTGAAATTATTCCTGTTACTAACTTTGAACACGAAGAAATCCTAAACAATAACAATCAATTTATTAGAGTTATTAGTCCTAACTCTATTAAAGATTTCGTAAAAGATTTTGAACAAAAGATTAATCTATAATGACTGAAATGAATCTGACTGCTGGTGATGTAGTAATCGAAGACATTTTCATTACTACTGAAGAATCAGGAACTGTCGACCTGATTAACTTTGTCATGCAGTTTGAAATATACATGAGTGTTGAATCTAATTCAATGACAATGAATGTTCATATTGCCGATTCAGCTGGTCTGATCACAGCTATGCCAATACTCGGTCAAGAAAAGTTAACAGTTCGTTTCACGACTCCGAATGTCGATGAGTCATTTTTTAGAACTTTTATTGTTCATACAATCAGCAATCGTTCACTTAACAGAGATAGAGAGCAAAGATATACTCTTGAATGTATATCAGAAGAAGCATACATCAATCAAACAACTAGATTGACAAATAAGTTTTCGGGTGCTACAGATGTTCTTGCTGAAACTATTTTTGAAAGTGTAGCCAGCCCTAGAATTACATTCGCTGATGGACAACAATCATCTAAAAGCTCAATGAGTGTTTTAGACACACCGTTTTCAACTAATAACTTTGAATTTAATTGCAATTATTGGTCTCCATTTAAGGCACTTAACTTCTTAGCATCTCGTAGTCGTGGTAATACTTGCAGAAAAACTAATGTATTGTTTTTTGAGGGTAAGTCGAATTTTAATTTTACGCCTTTAGAGCATCTTGTAAAAACACAAAAAGATGTTAAATCTATCTATGATGAATATACAACTGTCGAAAGTCAGGAAGCACCAATTTATCGAGATGTCAGAGATAAAACTTACAAATATCAAACAAAATATTTGAATAGTAAATATCATACCATACAGTCTATGGATTATCCCTTCTTCAAAAGTCTAGTAAAAAATAATGCTACAGGGTTTCACGCAACTTCAGTTTTCTCATATGACTTTGTGACAAAACGATTCTTAAATATGAAGTATGATAATAGACCAGAGTCTAGTGCGATCGCTGAACAAGATAAAAGATATTTACGCGAATCGTTCTCAGATTTTACTCCGATCGGATCTTATAATACAATCACTGATAATACTAGAGCTGATCCTTTAGCAAATAGAAGATTCACACCCATGTCAACTTCACCATATGGTTCTTCGTATAGTCGTGGTGTTGAACAAGTTAGGAATCAACTCGTAAGAAACTTTGCGATGACTGAGCTAAACAATCAGGCAATCGAAATTACAGTTCCTGGAAAAGCAGATGTAGATGTTGGATTGTTAACAAGATTGATTTTTCCCAGAACAGAAGATAAAACCAGTCAACCTAAAATCGATGAATTAGAAGATCCATTTGTGTCTGGGTTGTATATGATAACAGCAGTCAAACACGTTATTAGACCACAAAATCATACGATGACTTTGCGTCTAGTAAGAGATAGTTTGGGAGGTTTATAATGATTTACGGTGAAATGCAATGGTGGGTCGGTGTTGTTGAAGATCGCTATGACCCTATGAAGTTAGGTCGTTACAGAGTTCGTATTTTAGGATATCATACTGATGATAAAGCAGTTCTGCCTACAGAACATTTACCATGGGCAACAACGATGCAACCTGTTGGTTCAGCTGCCATATCAGGTATCGGTAGTAACACAACTGGTCTAGTGCATGGCACTTCTGTGGTTGGGTTCTTCACTGACTCAGGTTCTGAGCAACTCCCTATCATCATGGGTTCTTTGGGTGGCATGGATACAGCGAAAGCAAATACTCAAAATGGTTTCTCAGATCCTGATGGTATTTATCCTTTAACAGAAAAAGGTGTTGGTAGAAATGCACTAGATGAATCATCTCTTTCTAGATTAGCTCGTGGTGGCGATGACGCTGAACAACATAAGTCTTTAGGCACAAGAAGAGCCAGCCGTATTACAGGTATCCCATTTGCTCAGCCTAGTGAGTTTGAAGGTGTTTTTGATACACCTCCTTCAGTAAAAAATAAAAGTGAAGTTGAAGACGATATTCCACGTTGGGATGAGCCACATCCACAAGGTTCTGAAAAATCTAAATCAGAATATCCTTTCAACAAAGTTCGTGAAACTGAATGTGGTAATATTGAAGAATATGATGATACTCCTGGAGCAGAACGTATTCATACATATCATTGTTCTGGCAGTTTTGACGAAGTGCATCCAGATGGAAGCCATGTTCAAAAAATTGTCGGTGATGATTTCGAACTCGTGTATAAAGACAAAACACTTTATGTTGATGGCAATCTAAACATCAGCGTTAAGGGTGACGTGAATATGAAAGTTGATGGTAACAAAGTCGAAGATATTAACGGCGATGTTTATACAACTATTCGCGGTGGTAGATTTACCAAAGTTTCGGGAAATGATGTTCTTGATGTGATATCTGATCAGAAAACAACAGTTGAAGGTAGTCGTTATACAATCATTAATTGTGCATCAGCTGATGCTCCTATTACGTTGCCATTAATTGGACCACTTTTCGCAGGTCAAGATTCATTAGTTGTAAAAGGTAATAGCATCAATCAAATTGGCGGCAGAAAAAACGAACAGATCGGCTTCACTTATGTAATGTCAGCTATGGGAGGGATTAAATTCTTTAGTAGTTTGGGATCTATGGAAGTTCTCACACTTAAAGATATAAACTTTTCTACAGGTCTTACAGGATCTATTAGTCTATCAGCTGGTCAAACTAATATTGCCTCTGTCTTGAACACAAATATCGATACTGGCGGTGTATTGACAATGACTACTACTGGCGCGATGGCTGTTCAGTCGGCGGCTGCAACTTACACACATGCGGCGACCTCGTTTACAACGGCAGCTTATTCAATAACGTCATCTGCTGCATTCAGCGTAACAGCAACAACAATCGCGTTGAACTAAGGAGTATAAAATGAGTTGTGGACCAGACCCAAAACAATCGAAATCAATCGATGCTATTAATAATGCCGTCGCGACAACTGAAACAGCGGTCGCAGCTTTGCCCAAGAAAATAGCCAGTATTCCTGGTTATGCAGAGGTTCAACTTCTTTTACAAATTAACCAAGATCTGCAAAACTTAAAAGAAATTATCAATGACCCAATAGCATTAGCTGAAGCATTTTTACCATCTCTACCTACTGAATTCGCTAATTATATTGCAGCTGGCAATTCTCTTGCTGGTGATTCAGCAGATTTTTTGAAATTTGCAGGTGACTTAAAGGAAAAGTATGGTGATTTCGATTTTGGGAATCCTGAAGATATATTAGAGGCTGTGAATAGTGTAGGCGGTGATATTAACAGACTATGTGAAGCTGTTCCTAACATTCAAAAACGTAAAGACCAGTTTATTAAAAAAGGTGCACCGATATCAGGTTCAGTGAATCAGATATCAAACCCGATTACACACCAGAAACTTCCTTCATTACAGTTGATCAAAGATTATACTGATTCATTTGATTCTAAAGAAGGGAAAAATCAAAAAGAAGTTGATGTAACAAAAGCTGAAACACAACGCCATCTTCTGTCGGAGTAGTATAAATAAGGTATGTCTACAAAAGAAAAACGCCCTGTAAGAACTTACACTGATATTGACATGGCATTCAAAGTTAATCCTGTCACTGGGGACATTGGTCGCAAAACTGATGTAAATGCGGTCAAGCAAGCTCTTAGAAACCTCTTTATGTATAATAGAGGCGAAAAAAGGTTCAACCCTAACTTCGGCGGTAGCATCAGAGGAATGCTTTTCGAGCCTGTTGATTATATCACAGCAGGTGCACTACAAAAAGAAATTGAGTTTATGATCAGAAACTATGAGCCACGTGTTGAATTAGATGCGGTTCAAGTTGAATCGGATCCAGATAATAATTCTTATCAGTTGCGTGTAGATTTTCACGTCATAGGCGTTCGTGAACCACAAGTATATACAAGTGTGCTAGAAAGGTTGAGATAATGGCGAATGTTGCTGTAACTGGAGATATAGCTGGCGGCGCAGTTACTGGTAATATCACGACAGTTACTATTGGTGGTAAAACTGTAGTGGGTGCTGGATCTGTAGTTGCACCCCATGGTAGTTCTCCACATAATGCTGCAACAATGACTGCAACATCAACAGGTATTACGATTGGTGGTATAATTCCATGTGTTACTGGAGATACTGCAACATGCGGACATACTATAACAGGAACAAGCACGGTTACAATCGGCTAATAAATAAAAATAAAAAGAGCTAAAAATGGCACAAAGAAGATTAACAGAACTAGACTTTGAAGGTATTAAGTCAAACCTAAAAACATACCTGCAAGCACAAGATCAGTATGATGATTATGATTTTGAAGCATCAGGTCTAAATGTTTTGATTGACCTTCTTGCCTATAACACACAGTATAATGCATTCTTGGCACATATGACTGCCAACGAAGCATTCTTGGATTCAGCCGTTTCAAGAGATTCAGTTGCTTCTATTGCGAAAACAATGGGTTATACAGCTCGGTCAGCTCGTGCCTCAAGAGCAACGATCTCATTAGATATCGTTCCACCATCAACTTATACTTCAGGCACATTTACACTTTCTAAGCGTAAAGCGTTCACTACAACGCTCGATGGTAAAACATTTAAGTTTTTCCCAATTAAAGATTACACAGTAAACAAAACGCAAGAAGGTGGCGTTAGTGGGTTTTATTTTGATAATGTAATTATTGCCGAGGGTTCTTTTGTAGATAACTCTGAGATCGTGACTACTGGTAATGAATCTGGACCAGTGCTCATGGCTAACCCTGACGTCGACACAACCACTTTGACAGTGTCAGTCCAAGAAAGTATTACTGATACAGATAGCACTGCATTTACATTTTCGGATAATATTTTGAATGTAACTTCCACATCTAATGTATTTTATGTTGAAGAGTCTGTAGGAGGTAACTATGAAGTTCGTTTCGGCGATGGTGTTCTTGGTAAAAAATTAGACGTTGGTAATATCGTTCGCCTCGAGTATCTTGCTTGTCAAGGTGCTTCCGCAAATGGTGCTACTACATTTACAGCTCCTTCTAACTTGACAGGAACAGGTGAAACGGTAACATTAACTGTAACAGCATCTTCAGCTGGCGGTGCAGCACAAGAAAGTGTAGACAGCATACGTTTCAATGCACCTCGATTTAATGCAACGAAAAATCGCGCAGTTACAACTAATGACTATAAAGCTCTTATCTTGGCTGCGAATCCTAATGTCAAATCTGTTGCTGTTTGGGGCGGCGAAGATAATGACCCACCAATTTATGGTAAAGTGTTTATTTCACTTCAGCCTAAAGATGGTGTTATCATTTCACAAGATGATAAAGACGCTTTGAATAGAGAAACTATTCAGCCTAAACAACCTGTTGCTATTCAAGCTGAGTTTGTCGATCCTGAGTTTACATATCTTGGTATTGTTGCAACTGTTACTTACGACTCAAAGAAGACTACACTCACTGAAGGTGCATTAAAACAATTGGTTGATGATGAAGTAGAAAATTATCTTGACACTGAGTTGAATGCCCTAGATAAAAACTTCTTTTATTCTATCTTGACATCTAGGATAGTCGGATTATCTTCATCTTTCGTAGCTGCAAACTTGGAGCTGAAACTCACTAAGAGAACTGTTCCTACAAAAAATAAAGAAGTTAAATATACTTTACAATTCAATAACAAAACACAACCACGTTCTGTTACAAGTAACTTCTTTACTACAACGATTAACTCAGCTGATTATGAAGTCTATATTCAAGATGTTCCTGATGCGACAGTAATTGCACCTAATTATAATGGTAAAGGAACAATCGTTTTAAAAACTGCTGATAAAAATATTACTGTTGATGCAGATGCAGGATCGATTGATTATGATACGGGTAAAATCGTTTTGAATAATTTGAATGTTAAGAGTATATCAGGATCTAGTGTTACAGATTTACGAGTCTCAACACAACCGCATGAAAGCGCGAAAGATGTGAAGACTGAAATCTTAACTCGTCAATCAACCGAGTTAACTAATAACACAGGTGCAGTCGAAGCTAAACCTTCAAAAAATATTGTTATAACTAAGGATACAACTGCTGCTGATATTCCTAATAATATCAGAGCTGGTATTACTGTAAATATGCAACCTAGAATTGATGACTAATGGCTAGAAGTAGACCCAATTTTAGAAGATATGTAAAGTCAATCAATATCGATGATGCGGGTAGTAGTTACTCATCAATCGCTGGTGATACAACTCTATTCATTGGACCACCTAATGGTGGCTCATCACTTCCACAGAGACAAGCTACTGCTACTGTAGAGGTAATTAGTAGTGTAGTTTCTAGTATTACTATAACTGATCATGGTGATGGGTATGTTACAGTTCCAGAAGTTTATATTCAATCAGGTCTTTTCGTCGCAACAGATGATGGTCTTACAAATACAACAGTTGCGAATAGCGAAAGAACTGCTGGCACATATACTGGTGTAGCATTTACATCTGCCAAGGATGGCACAGGTGCTATAGGTAATGTCACAATTGATGCCACTGGTCAAGTATCATCTTATGAGATTACGACATCTGGTGAAAGATATATGGAAGGTGAAACAGTTTCTGTTTCAGATATTGCCATTTCTGGCGATGGGTCGTTACCATCTCTGACATTTACTGTTGTTAAACTAAAAGGTGGCGGCAATGGCGCTGAATTCAGTGCCGTAATTGATACACTTGCCGAAACTATTGGTTATTATCACGAAAATATGAATTACATCACTGAGTATCAGATTCCTGACTTTGTGAATGATGATTATCCAAATTTTTCTCGTTTTATAAGAGATTACTATAAATTTATGGATCAAGGTCCAACTGATTATGAGAATCTTGGTATTATCGATGATGCGACTACAGCATTAAAAAATAAAATGAGCCCCAATTACTTGTTGCAGGAACTCATTGATAAATTAAATGTCGATCATATTGGTAGTGATGTAGCAACTAATGACCAAAACTTAGATTTTATTGATTTATTTTTGAATCAATATGCATTAGATTTTCCTAAAGTAGCTGAAGTTGATAATCGACTTTTGATTAAACATATTCGAGAATTTTTCGAGGCGAAAGGTTCAAGAAAGGGTGTCGAAGCATTTTTCCGCATGATGTATAACGAAAATGCTGAGGTTATTCTACCATCAGATTTTGTTTTAATTCCATCTGCAGGTGTATTCACCAAAGAAGTTACGATTAAAGTAAACCCAAATATTGAAATTACTCCTAATGGTAATCCATTCGATTTGCGCAGTAAGCGTGTAGACATTGTTTACTATGAATCAACAGGTTCACTGACAGCGCGTAAGAAATTCAATGTTGGTGTTTCTCGCGTCAAAAAGATCGCTTACACTAATCCAGAAGCATTTGAACTTACAGTAGAATTACCTGCTGATACTGAAGTTCCTGGTCCAGGAGTTGAAGCAGAACTTACTGCTGTTATAGGCGGCGTTATCGCTACTGTAGATACGATTGGTGCTGCTGATGCATTGAGAACTGCAGGAACTTACGATATCGATAGTGGATTTACAACAGATGGTAATGGCACAGATGCGGAATTTACGGTCGTTGTCGATGGTTCGGGTGCAGCCACTATCACAGTCGACGATGGTGGAGATAACTATGCACCTGACGAAACTATTACGATTCCAGATTCCTTACTGGGTGGTGGTGGTGCAGCTGCACTTACCTTTGATGTTGCTACAATTACAGATGGTAAAATTTTCTCAGTGACTATTGACGACGGCGGCGCAGGTTATTCTGCCAACCCTGATGTCGTAATCACACCTGATTCGAATGATACTATCACTACTGCTGCTGTTCTTGATACAAGACTTACAGATGGTTCGATTTCTAATGTAGTTTTTGTTAACGATGTTAAGGGTGTTGGTTATAACAATGTCCCGACTCTCACTGTAAATACAGATGATGTTAGATCTTATGTGGCATTAGAAGGTCTAAGTGATGTTTTAACAAATAAAAATGCATTCTTGACAAGAGTGTTGAATAGTGTTGTCTTAAAAACTAATACTGGCACATCTGATGGCGGGTTTTCTGTTGGGGATACTTTTAGAGTTTCAGAAACAGGTGATATTCTAGGCGTTTATGCCATTGATTATTTCGCCGAAGATTATACACTTACTGGTATCGACAATAATGCACTTGTTCGTGTAAAAACAGTAGATACTGATAACTATCCGAGTGCCATTGATATTATCGCGACAGGAACAGGCTTTCAGCGTGAAACATTTGACTTCGTATTGACTTCAGATAATTCTGAAACTGCAACGATTACATGCACAACTGGGTTTTCACATACATATCCTGGGGTATTTAAAGATGCTCGTGGGTTCTTATCAGATGCTAATAAACTACAAGATAATGCTGTTTATCAAAACTTCTCATATCAGATTAGGACAGGTCGTCCAAAAACTGAATGGGGTGAGTTACTAGATCGTATTGCTCATCCAGCTGGTATGATTGCTTGGACAGACCTTCAAATTGAACAAACTTTGAATGTCGGTGATAGTTTTGCTGCTACACCAGATGTTATCGTATTCCGCTTGTTTGCTGAATTAGAAACTCCTGCTGCAACAGATGCACCTGCTCTGTTTGTTCACAAACCAGCCATTACCGACTCAGTTGATTGGTCTGATCAGCGCACAGGTGCTTCTGACGATACAATCGTTCTTCTTCCAGGGCTTGTTAAAACTGAAACAACAGCAGCCACCGATGCTGTTGATAAATTCGATGTGACTATGGATAAAACTGAGTCACCAGCTGCTACCGATGCTCCTATTCTTTCACCGCATCTACCAGCCATTACCGACTCGGTTGATTTGTCAGAAACTGTTGTTACGCTGAAATTGTTCTTACTGCCTCTGACTGACTCGATGGATATGTCAGAAACTGTTGTTCTTGGTCCAAACCTGATCAAAAACGACAGTATAGATATGAGTGAAGATGTTGAGAAAACTTCAGAATTGACTAAAACTGATGATTTCGAGTTCCAGGACGCTGTTGATACGCTCGGTGTAGGAACCAATCCTACTGAAACAGCAGCTGCTACTGAAGCAGATGTTCTTGAATTTAGTAGACCTGATACAGAATCTGTTGAATGGGGTGAATCTGGTCAAATTATTTCGCAAAATTATGCTGGAGATTACTTTGCTGAAGACTATGTCGGTGAAGCAAGAAGTATTTCATAATTATAAATATCGTTATAAATAAACTACAAGCATTCTATATAACTAGGAGAATTTAAATGTTTTTTGATGCTGAAAAAATGAGAG